GACCAATGGGTAATTCTTGACCATCTTGATATTCTCGACAATCGGAACGTCGTCAGCCGTTGAGATGGTTAGCGAGAAATAGCCAAAGCGCTCGTTCCAAAGGACGCGCAGGATATAGGACGTATCGTCCAGTTCCACGCTAACCGTCTGGTCAGTCGTTTCCGAAAGCAGTGGTATTTTTTGGTAGAGCGGCATTAGCTAAACCACTTCGAAAGAGTGCTTTGCGGCTTTGCGGCAGCGGGAGGTTTTGGCTTCACTTCCGGTTGTTTCTTGCCAGCGGCCTTTTTGGGTTCGGCCTTCTTTGCCATCGCGCCAGACTTTCCGCCCTTCTTGGCTTCCTTCTTGGCGCTAATGCCAGCGGGCACGTCCACCGTTTCCGTTTTCACGCGTCGGATTTCCTGAAAGTCCAGATTGAACTCCAGCGCCTCGCCAGTGCCAGCGGCACGAGGGATAGATACGTCAGTCAGCACCATTTCAGGATAGGTCGCGTGTTTGGTGTAGACGGTAACGGGCACGCGCTTCTTGATGATCGTATAGAGCAACTCAAAGACAGGCTGCGTTCGTGTTCCTGCGGGTGACTGGTTGTAATCCCCGGCGGTCAGGTTTTGGCTGGTCGTCAAAGGCGTATCGGACACAAAGCACTTAAGCCGCAACTTGTCGGCTTGCTCGATCACGTGATCCGACACAGGCGCGCCATCTTCGACGGGATTGCTAGTGGCCTGCGCCGACCAGCTATGTTCCTCGTCAATTACCGCGTCGAACTCAATGTTCCCGAAGTCATTGCCGAAGTTGGTCTTGAACTCGCGCCCGCCGAAATACAACCCGATCATGTCAGCGCCCCCTTGCCGAAATATCGCGTGCAAGCGAAGTGTTGGGCTTTCCGAACGCCATTTCAGCCGTGCGCTTTACCGCCGCCTGTTGCTCTTTCGTGGTGCCGGGTGGGACAGTCATGTTGACTGTTGTGTTGCTGGTTACTCCACCTCCGCCCAATCCAGAACTAGCCATCTTGGATGGACTGGCCTTCATGGCGTCGTATGCCGCGAGGCCACCTGCCACAACATTAAGTCCGGGGATCAGCCCCGCAATGGCTCCAAGGCCACGGATTTTATCGAGAAGCCATTCAAACTTGCTGCCCATCCATCCGAAGAAACTGGCAAACCATGCTTTTACTGTGTCCCAGTTTTTATATAGCGCGATGCCAGCAGCAGCCAAAAGACCCACAAGCATTATAATTTTGCCAAGAGGGGACATATTCAGCAGCATATTAAAAATGCCCATAGTGATATTAAGTGCGATCATCGCACCATTAATCAAGATGGAAGCCACCTTTGCCACACCTAGCGCAGTGCCCAAAAGCATGACTGCTCCGCCGATATTCTTGATAATAGGCCATACTGCCATAAATGTGGCCTTGAGATTTTCCCAAGTCCCCAGGAACTGCCCAGTTACGCTATCCCCGCCCTGAATCCAGACATACAAGTCTTCCAATAGAAGCGTTACCGCCGTGAGAACTGCTATCATACGGATATAAGGCCACAGAGCAGCAAGGGACGCCAAGCGGAAAGCCGCTAGCACTTGGAGCGTCTTTGCGCCGAACGCTGCCACAATGGCAAACCCTGCCAACCTGACGGCGTTTTCAAAGCCGCCGAGTTTGTCGATCAGGAAACCTATGCCAGCTTCGATCTTGTCGAATGCATCTAGCATCCTATTCGCGATCTTTGTGATGACACCGCTTTCGCGGTTCATCTTATCAATCATTCTCGACCATCTAGAGCTTATGATAGTTTGTGCCGTGCCAACTGTCATAGGCATCTTAAGCATTTGTTCTTCAAATTGCTTGCGAACTTTAATAAGCCCCTTGGCAAGCATTTCGCCAGTGACAGCACCTGTCCCAATGAATTGTTTGAGATTGCCTTGCGCTCCGGGGATAGCCTGTCCCAAAGCCCTGAAAAGGTCAGGCGCAACGTCAATCAATGTGTTCATTTCTTCCATTTGGACAACAGGCGAACCAATGGCCTGTCCCAATTGGAAAAATGCTTCCTTCTGGCCTTGCGCAGACGAACCTGACGCAGCTAGGCCCAATGCCGCGCCATCAACAACATTCATCAAATCGCCTTGCGTCTTAATGAATGATTCAGTGGCCTTTCCGGCCTTAATGTAAAACCCGGCATAAGTAGACAAATCTTGCCGTGTTGCGATTGCCCTATCCGCCACTGCGTCAAACGCCACCCCAGCTTCATCTGTCGTCTGGGAAAGAAGGCCAATCCTAGTACGTAGCGACTGCATTTCGTCTGCAACGCGCACAAGGCCCTGCACCGCAGCAAAGCCACCCAAGGCTAGGGCAGCATTGCGAAGGGCCGCAGCAGCACGTTCCGCGCCATCCTTGACGCGGTTGATGCCTTGCTCCGCCTTGTTGAGCGATGCCGTGTCAGTCTTGAAGCCGAGGCGGGTAAACAGTTCACGAACGGTCGTCATTTACCCTCCTTCGACATAGCGGCCTCGTCCAGGTCCGCCTGCATGTCCAGTAAGGCGTTTATAGCCTGTAGATCGTGAATTGTCGCCACCCCTGTTTTAACTTCCGTCAGAGTGACTTTCCCCGCCATTATCGGCCGCCATATCCAGAGGTCCGCTTCCGTCTCTGAATCAAGCTTGCCTACATGGGCAATTCCGCCTGTTTCTTTTCGTCGCCTAGCAGATGCCCAAACCGGCCTGCCATCTGCGAGAAAAAAGGGGCAAACTGATACCGCCCTACCTGATAAATCAGTTCGTAAAAGTCGAACAGGTTTTCAGCGGTGAACACCTTGTCAACGTCCGTGCCGGTTTTGATAAAGCACTTGGGATCGTGGCAATATACCTTGGCTTCGGCAAACATCGGCAGCACAAGCGTATCAAGCATATCCTCAGAAAGATGCTCACTGATAGCCGTTGCAGCCTCTTTGACGTCCATGTCTGCCATACCCTTGCCAGTGCCGATCAGCGATCCGAGGACGGGCATGACGATCTTTTGCAAGCGCAACTGCATCTTCGACGCGGCGAAGGCATTCATGCGCTGGCACGTAAACTCGCGATTTCCGATGATGAATGTTTCGGACATTTTGTATCCTTAAAGAGAAGGGGCGGGATTGTTAGTCCCGCCCGTGTTGTCGTCAGTCTAGCTGCGTCAGTTGCCGCCGTGGAAGATCTTGAGGTCGGCAGCGTCGAACACCCAAACGCGTTCGCTCACATCCTTGCCGAACGTCGCTTCCGGCATGGTCTTGATCCAGCATTGCGTTGCAGCACAAAGCGAACGGCCAGAACCGTCGACGACCGAAATCGGGAACACGGCAAGTCCATCGTTCACGAGGTTGTCAATTGCCAGCAGCGACGAAAGCTGGTCGTTCGCGTCCGAAGTCTGCAAGAACTTGAACTCGAACTCGCCGCTCTTGTTGGCATTGCGGGCACGCGCCACACCGCCGTCAATCCCAACGCGCTTGGAAAACACGTCCTCCGAGCGGCGGGCGATGATGCTATCGCCATCGGAAAAGCCCGACAGGATAACCCCGCCCACAATGCAAATGACCTGTTCGGGGTCGTAAGTGCCAGTCAAATTAGCCATTGTTCAACCCCTCACAGTTCGTAGGCAAGATTGCCGGTGATCGTCACCGCATGAATTGCGCCAGCGAGACGCGCCGAAAAACCCAGCGAAAGCACCCGGCTTGCCTTGACCGCAGACGATACGCTAGCCGCAAGCGGATACGTGATGACGAAGCCCGGAACCGATGCGCCGTTTGCGTCCAGTTCGTCCGGCGCGATGCCGCCTGCATTCTGGCCAGCCTGCAACGATCCGCGCAGGTTGTTGACGCAAAGCTGAATGCCGCCATCGGTGTAAGGCACCTTCGCCCGGTTGACCATCATCTGCACCATGTTGGTTTGCACGGTGTCTTTCAGCCAATCGCGGAAGCGGATGACATCGATCCACTCGCCCGATGCAACCTTGCCCGGTGCAGTGAGCGCCAAGCTCTCCTGATAGAACTCAAACGTGTTGCCGCCCTTGGCTTCTACAACGCCCTTTTGCGTGGCCGTCAGCGTGTTGGCAGTGATCGAAGCAAGCTGCTTGAGCGCCCACGTTTCACCGCCTGGAGCAATGGTAAACACGCGCCCAGCCCATGCCGCGTCCGGGAACTCGGTTGCAGCATTGGTGTGGTACAGGATTGCCGTGCGATAGTAGTTCGCATCCTGCAACTGCGAGATCAGATCGTCGGTCGTGGCCTGCACCAAAACGCCCGCTTCCGAAGTCGCCGTGATAAACAGCTTTTCAGTTGCTTCGGTCCATGCAGCAGCGGCAAGCTGGGTCGCCTTGATGCGCTCCACCATGACAAGGCCATACCAGTCGTTATCAGCGTCCAGAATGGCGGTCAGGTCGTCTGCAACAGGCGTACCCGACGACAGCGGCGAGATTGCGCCCCATGCCAGATTGGCGCTCAGCGAAATGCCGTCGATGATGTCGCCATCAATCCATGCCAGCGAAAGCGTATCACTGACAACCGTGGCCGTGATGATTTCGTTCGTGTCGGCCAGTACGGCAGCAGCAAGGCCAGTGACGATTTCCGTAGCGGTTGCCGAAACGTCCGACGTAAACGAATACGTGTCAGCGCCAACGGTGATGGAGTAGGTCGTGGAATTGGCGACGGTCCCAACAGTGACAATAGCCGTCAGTACGTCACGACGGCCCACCTTCACTCGGGTTGGCTTTGGCGACTGACTGAAGCAATCGTTAAGCGCAGTCATCACGATAGCTCTTCACCACCACATAAAGCATCTTGGTGTCAGGCTCATAACGAATAGTCAATGCACCTCTTGGCTCACGTAAAGGACTATGGTCTAAGCCAGTTCTAGTATCTTTGTTGCCATTGATAACCAAGGTTTCATTGAAATGACGTTGCAAGAAGCCACCCAAATACTCATCGCTATCGAACATATACTCACGATTACGTAAGCGAGTTTCCTTAATAAGATTAATTGCATAATTAAATACTGGTTTTACTGGTATATCGTGTAGCCCTAAAGTCTTAGCAATAGTGCCGCCTGTAATTGCGATGGTTGCCATAGCTGACCAAAAGCGTTCTGTGTTTTTGATGTCTGCCGCACGGTCAACTCTCTCCTGCATAAGTTTCATTTGCTCAATAACAGCAGGTAACTGACCTACTAAAGCTTGAGAGTACGGCTCAATAGCATGACCATAGTTATTCATCAAACGACCAAAGTGTTGCTTAGACCAAGTTGCATCGTCCTTGGGGTCTA